GAACTGTGTCTTTACAAGGTAATGGTGGGTTGACCATCGGAACAGTCTAAAATGTCAGATTCATCGATTGACTACTTTGATGGTATTCGTGACCATTTTAGTCAGCTAGACACACAGATTATTGAAGTACCAGAATGGGGTTTAACTGGCGATAAAGCTATTCACACCAAGCCTTTCAATATGCTTGAGAAACAAAAGATATTCAAGGGTGCTACGAATACTGATTTGCTTGTACTCATTGACGTTATCATTGAAAAAGCGTTAACGAAAGATGGCGATAAGATGTTTAACGCCAAGCACATTCTAGCCTTCAAAACAAAAGCTGACACAAATGTAATCGCAGACGTTGCCACAAAGATAATGGGAACAGGAAATGAAAATATTGAGGATTATAAAAAAAACTAAAGAATGATGCAGAGTTGCATAACATCTTTGGTTTAGCCGAAAAACTACACAAGACAGTTTCCGAAATCTTGCAAATGTCAGTTGAAGAATTTAATATGTGGATTGCTTATTTTCAAATCCAACATGAAGAACGAGAACGAGAACAACGACTAGCAAAGGCAAGTAGATAAGTGGCAACAAAACAAGTAAATATAGACATCATAGCGAAGGACAAGACCAGACAGGCTATGCGGTCAGCTACAGGTGGTGTTGATAAGCTTAAAAGTGCTGTATTCAATTTAAGAAACGCCTTAATAGGAATAGGTGCAGGGGTCACTCTCAAATCATTTGTCGATGTAGGTCGGCAAGTTGAATCATTACAAATCAGATTAAAATTTTTATTTGGTAGCGTTGAAGAAGGTGCAAAAGCTTTTGATGTTATGTCAAAGTTTGCATCTAAAGTACCTTTCAGCCTTGAGCAAATACAAGCAGGAGCAGGTAATCTAGCTGTTGTTGCTAAAGATGCTGATGAACTAGCAAAAATATTAGAAATAACAGGAAATGTTGCAAGTGTTACTGGAATTGACTTTCAAACCGCATCAGAGCAAATTCAGAGGTCATTAACCGCAGGTATAGCTAGTGCGGATATCTTTAGGGAAAGAGGGGTTAGAGATTTATTAGGATTTAAAGCAGGTGCTACAGTAACGGCAGAAGAAACAGCCGAAGCTTTTGAAAGGGTATTCGGAAAAGGGGGAAGATTTGCAGGTGCAACGGATGACTTAGCTCAAACCTTAACAGGTACGCTATCTATGCTTGGCGATAAGTTCTTTAACTTTCAAAAAGTTGTGGCAGAGCAATTTTTAGTAGGACTTAAACAAGAGTTTGGTGCTTTAGACAAAGCCTTAGAAGATAATGAAGACACAATCAATAAGGTTGCCAGAGCTATCGGTAAAGGTTTATCAAACGCTGTAATAGCAGTAGGTAAAGGTTTTAAGTTTTTATCGGACAATTTTGAAACGTTAAAAGCGATAGGCATGGGTCTAGTCGTTGCTAAAATAACAACATCTTTTCTAAATCTTGCGGTGGCTATTGGTAGAGTAAGAATAGCTATGGTGGCATTTTCTAGGGTTTCTAAAACCACAGTTATAGGAATTTTAGCAGGAGTCGGTTTAGCCGTTGCGGAAGCTACAGGTGCATTAGATAGAATGTTTGAAATGTTTGAACAGCCTAGAGGTATTGAAGATTTTCGTGCCGAAATGGATATTATAAAAGACCAGTTTAAAATATTTGAACATAATGGTGTTAAGGGTTTTGATGCAGTTCGTGAGTCCTATATGGCTCTGATGGAAGATATGAAAAATCAAGTGCAGTTCGCAGAACTCAATTCTGAAGAAATGGCAACCTTGACGCAAATGATGAAAGAGCTAGAGAAGGCTTATTTGGCTGTTCCACTAGAAGCGGTTGAAGTTGGTATGGATAAAGTAACCAAATCAACAAAAAATCAAGGTGATGCGGTAAAAGAATTAACAGGCGTTTATGCAAATTTTCGAAAAGGTTTTACAGATGCTTTCTCAACACAGAAGGATATGTTTAAAGAAATACAGGATATAGGTAAATCAACATTTGAGGGTCTTAAACAGTCGCTAACGGATTTTGTAATGACAGGAAAACTTAGCTTTTCTGATTTATCTACTTTTATTGTTAGAAAAACTGTTGAAATGCTTATAGGTCAAGCAATACAGAACGCATTTGAAAAAGGTTTAGCTATGTTCAAAGCAGATGCCCTTAAAAAAGCATTTATAAGCTTACACGAAGGTGCTATGAAAACTTTTGCTTCTATACCCTTCCCCTTTAACATCGTAGCTGTAGGCGGTGCGTTAGCCTTTGGAGCAGGAATAATTAATAAAATAAAAGGCTTTGAAAAGGGCGGTAGACCGCCAGTTGGCAGACCTAGTATCGTAGGTGAAAGAGGTGCTGAACTCTTTGTTCCAGACCAAGCAGGTACAGTAGTACCAAACGACAAACTAGGCATGGGTAAAAACGTAACTGTAAATTTTAATATTAATACTGTAGACGCTAGAGGGTTCAACGAATTATTAGTAAATAGCAGGGGTGTTATAGTAAACCTTATTAATAGTGCTATGAACGAAAAGGGTAAGATGGCAGTCGTATGAGTGGAGCATTACCAAAAACAAATTTCACAGCTATCAATATCAAGAGCAATCAAAGGACTTTGTTTAGTGAAACCGATAGCGGAAAGACATTTAGAAGACAAGTGCAGGGTCAACGCTTTAGTTTTACTCTTTCATATCCTCCCATGACTAGAGCAGACTTTGCACCTGTGATGGCGTTTATAATGAAGCAAAGAAACAGAAAAGATAATTTTACAGTCACATTCTCAAACTATCTAAACGCACAGGGCAACGAAACAGGCACTTTATTAGTCAATGGCTCACACACAGCAACAGACACAACTATAGCTATAGATGGATTTGCAGGAGATGGAGCAGGGCGATTAAAAGCAGGTGATTTTATAAAGTTTGCACACAGTAAGGTTTATATGGTTGTCGAAGATGCAACGTCATCTAGTAATGCGTCAACAGTCACAATAGAACCGCCTTTAAGAGAAGCTCTAGCCAATGATAGTGCGGTTACTTATGATTCAGTACCTTTTACAGTTCATCTAACGAGTGACGTTCAAGAGTTCGCAACAGGTCAGAATGACAAGGATGGAAACTTATTATTTAACTATGAGTTTGATGTAATAGAGAGTTTGTAAATGGCTAGAGGTTTAACAAGTGCAGTAAAAACAGAACTAGCCACAGGAAACATAGACCCCATACTTTTAGTTGAATTAGGTTTCGGAACACCAGTATATCTAACAAATGCAAGTTTTGATATTGCGTCTAGTGTTTCTGGAACATCAAGAACATATGCATCAAATGGACATTTTAGAGGAATAACAGGGGTAAGCGAAACAAACGCACCTTCTAAAAATAGTCTTGTGGTTAATCTTTCTGGTGTAGACCAAACCTATATATCAATAGCACTTAACGAAAACATAATTAACGATAATGTCTTTATTTACAGGGGTTTCTTAGATGCAAACCTTGCACTCATAGCAGACCCTTTCCTTTTGTTTTATGGCACGATAGACGAATATAAAATTACTGATAACACAAAATCAGCGAGTATCAATCTCACAGTCACATCACATTGGGGTAATTTTTCAAAACAAAGTGGGCGAACAACGTCAGACACTTCACAAAAAAGATTTTTTAGTGGTGATAAAGGCATGGAGTTTTCCGCTTTGACTGTAAGCGACATAAAATGGGGTCGTGTATGAGTAGTATTCATTTATATCAAGCAGAGAAAAAAGACGTTGAAAATGTTTATGATTTGCTAATTGAGTTCAAAGAATTTGATTTGAAAGACGCACGATTGCCAGAAATAGACAGAGATAAATTATTAAATTGTATCAACGTCATATTAAAAAGAGGTAAGATAATACTAGCAAAAGATTTAGATAAAAAAGAACTTATGGGGTTGTGTATGTTTCACAAATCAGAATATTGGTTCAGTAAACAACAACTTATGAATATCCATGTTCTTTATATCCGACAAAATTATAGAAATTTTAAATTAGTAAAAACAATTATTGATTCTGTGAAAAACGTATCGGAGGGGTTGCCTATAAGCCTTTCTGTAACGTCTGGATTGCATATAGACCCTGTATTTGAAAAGCTAGGATTTGAAAACATGGGTAGTAATTGGAGATTGCTATAAATGTGTGATTTAAGAGATATTACGGATGGTATTGGCGATTTTATAGGCGATGTTGTTGGTTTTGTAGAAGACGTTGTAGAAGTTGTCGTAGACGTAGTTGAAGACGTAGTTGGTTGGCTAATACCACAGCCAGAAATACCAGATTTCGGTGATGATTACGCAGAACAACAAGCACAAGGAATATTAGTTAATAAATTTAGGGCAAATGCTTCTATCCCTGTTGTATATGGCACAAGAAAAGTTGGTGGTAATGTCGTATTCTTAGAAACATCTGGCACAGACAATCAATATCTATATATGGCTTTGGTTCTTAGTGAAGGGGAAATAAACAGCGTAGAAACTTTATTTGTAAACGAAAACCAAGTTACTCTTAGCGGAGCATTGACAGACGGCACACAAAGAACAGTAGCAAGTTCCGATTCAAACTTCTTTGCAGATGCTAGTTTAATCACAGTAGAAGCACATTTAGGAACAGACTCACAATCAGCATCAACCCTTTTATCTTCTCTAAGTTCATGGACATCAAACCACAGATTGCGAGGGTTAGCGTATTTGGCTCTAAGATTTGAATGGAACGCAGATAAGTTTGGTTCATTACCTAAAGTTCAAGCAATTATAAAGGGTCGTAAAGTCTATAATCCTAACCTTGATGGAACAGTTACAGGCGGTAGCGGTAGCCATAGAGCAGACACAAGTTCAACATGGGAATATTCCGACAATCCAATATTACAGCTATTAGACTATCTCAGAAACGATAGGTTTGGCATGGGAATAACAAACAGCTATTTCGATAGTAACTTTGCTGATTGGCAGACCGCCACAGATGTTTGTGATACAAATATCACACCTTTTAGCGGTGCAAGTCAGATTGACCTAATGGATAGCCATGCGGTAGTAGATACATCATTAAAAGCTATAGATAATGTCAAAAACTTTGTAAGGGGGTCTAGGTCGTATCTAAATTTTTCTGGTGGTAAATACAATATATTGGTCGAAAGCACAGGCACAGCGTCTATAACGCTTACAGAAGACAATATAATAGGTGGTATTACAGTTCAGAGTAAAAACAAGAACTCACGATATAACAGGGTTATTGTGAACTTTATAAACCCAGATAAGAACTATCAGTCAGACACAGCACAGTTTCCACCAGTAGACGAAACAGGTTTAGCTTCCGCAGACCAACACGCCAACATGAAAACGGCTGATGGAGGTCTTTTGCTAGAGGGCAGATTTGACTTTTCTATGTTTACAAGTCCTTATCAAGCACAGGAAATGGCAGAAATAATATTAAGACGTTCACGAACTAGCCTAGATATATCACTAAAAGCGGATGCGACTGCCTTAGACCTAGCGATAGGGGATATAGTGAATATAACCCATGCAACCCCTGCTTTTTCCGCAAAACCCTTTAGAGTACAAGGAATGTCGATAAACACAGACCACACAGTAAGTTTAAAGTGTTCAGAACATCAAGATAGTTTTTACACATTCGGCACACAACAAGAAGTGGCAACGATACCAGATACAACGCTACCTAATCCTTTTTCAGTTCAACCCCCTGCAAGTATTACATTAGGAGATGAATTAGTAGAGTATGCAGATGGAATTGTTATTACCAGAATGTTAATTACTATTGGAGCGTCTACAGACCTTTTTGTTGACAATTATGAGGTGCAAATAAAGCAGACATTAGACCCAGATGGAAACGCTGTAAGTGATTCGTTTAGAGAAATAGCAGTTGGAAAAATCCTTGAATATCAACATCTTAACGTGATTGATGGTGCAACGTATCAAGTTAGGGTTAGGGCGGTAAATACTATAGGCTCAAAGAGTACCTTCATATCAACGACAAGGGCAATAGTAGGGGGTGTTGAACCGCCTAGCAATGTAGAAGATTTTGGGGTTGAGTTGCATGGTCAAGACCATTTAAAGCTTACATGGACTCCACCTTCCGCTAATAGTGACCTAGACATCTCTTTTTATGAGATACGCTATCAAAATGTTACAACTGGTGCTAATTGGCTAAACTCAACAAACCTAGTGAGATGTCCTAGAAGAAAATGCGATAATGCTATAGTACCTGCTAGAGTGGGTTCATATCTTATAAAAGCAGTAGATAAAAACGGCAATACATCCGCAGAAGCCACAATAGTCACAACTAATATTTCAGCTATACAAGCCTATAAGCAAATATCGACTTTTACAGAAACACCGAATATTTTCACGGCTTTAGACCAAATGGACACTTCTTTTCCACTAGCTGTAAAAATAGATGCGTCTGGTGATACAGTTTTATCATTAGATACAGTAACTAATTTTGACGATACAGTAGGAAACTTTGATAGTGTTGTAGGGGATTTTGAACTAGGGGGGACAGATACAACCTCAAACCCAAACTTTAACAATACAAATAGAGATGCAAAAGGCTTTTACAATTTTAGTAATTCTCTTTCACTCACACAAATATTTGATGGGAATATTGAACCATCAATAACCCTAGACGCTGAAAACCCTTACGACTTATTTGATAGTGGTCGAGGGTCTTTATTATTTGATGAAGCGAAAGCACCATTTGACGGAACGGAACAGATACACGCTTTCCATAGGGTACAAATAGCAACATCCACAACGTCACTAGCGGATTGCACAAGTTTTCAAGACATAACACAGTCAGCAACATTCAAATTTAAGTTTGCAAAGTTTCGTTTAAAGTTGTCAAATGATGATGCTCAAACGTCTAGTAATGTTAAAAATATTGTGATTAAATTAAACATGGAAGAAAGAACCTTTGCGGAGAGTAATTTGGCAACATCAAGCGGTAGCAAAACAGTAACCTTTACAAACCCATTTTTTGAAGTTCCTGCGGTGGGTGTTTCCGCACAAAATATGGCTACTGGTGATGTTTTCACAATAAGTTCCAAGACAGTTAGTGGGTTCACAATAGCGTTTGCAAACTCTAGTGGGGGTGCAGTCGATAGAACATTTGATTACATCGCAAAGGGTTTTGGGTTGCAAAGTTAACAGGAAAAAGGTATAAAAAATCATGGCACAGGTTTCAGATGTAAGTTTAGCAAATCAAGGTTTTAGTTCGTTTCGTACGGAATTGAATAATATTTTAACAGCGTTGAACACACAACACATAGGAAGTTCAGCACCTAGTTCGGTCGCTACAGGCACAATATGGGTCGATACTGGAACAAGTGGCTTTTTAAAAGTAAAAATTAACGATGGTTCAGACAATATTGAGTTGTTTTCAATAAATATAACTAGCAATGCAATAACAAGCACAATGTCAACAACTGGTACGATATCAGAAACTGACCCAAATGCTTTGCCTTTGGCGATTGCTTTAGGATAGGGAGTAGACTATGGCGAACACATTTAAGGTAAAAACCAACGGAGCAATGCCTGCATCGGCAGGTACGCCACTCACGCTATATACTGGAAAATCGTCAACTACCACAGTCATAATAGGCTTATTGCTTTGTAATATACACACTTCAGCGGTTACAGTAGATGTTCAGCTAGTTTCCGACACAAGCGATACAGAAACAAACGAAACAGTTTTATTAGCAAAAGATGTAAGTATACCAAATGGAGCAACTCTTGAACTACTCACAGGGGGAAAGGTGGTGATGCAAGCCACAGACGTTTTAAAGATTGATTGTAGTGTCACAGCAAAGATAGACGCTACACTAAGCATATTAGAGATAACATAAGGGGAAACAATGCCATTTATAGGAGTACAACCTGCATCAGCCTTATTATCAAGTGCTGATATACAAGATGGTCAGATTATAAAAGCAAAGATTGCGAATGATGCGGTTGATAATACCAAACTAGATTTAACATCAAGCTATGATTTTTCAGCAGGGTTAACTCTTGGCGATAATCTAACATTTGATGTGGCAGGAAAAGGTGTTCATTTAGGTGTGACTTCAGCAACGGCAAGTAATTTGATGGATGACTATGAAGAGGGAACTTTCAATGCAACTATGGCTAACAGCGTTACATTAACAAGTAATTATGATTCACTATCGTATACTAAGATAGGAAGACAAGTTACTGTTACAGGTCAGATACAAATTAATAGTGATAATAGTAATAGCCACGTTGTTATAACCAATTTACCTTTTACACAATTTACACAATCATCACCTAACGAAGATGCAGACCGTGGATTTTGTGCTGTGAGACTATATGATCACGATTCAGCAAATGATGGTCAATTTGTTGGTGCTTTTACGGCAGAGGGTACAACAAATCTTTATTTTGTAAATGTAAGAGATAACGCAAGTACAACTGATTTAGAAGCAGACGCTAGTGGGTATTTAATGTTCACGATTACATACTTTTCGTCATAGGGGGAAAAATAATGGCAATTACAAAAGAAATAATAGAAGATAAAATAGAGGTTGTAGGTGCTTACAAAATAATACAAGTCAGATACGCAACTGTAATTAAGGAGGATGGTAAAGAAATATCTAGGTCATATACAAGAAATTCTTTTTCTCCAGATAGTGACACTTCAAAGGCAAGTGAAGATGTAAAAGCAATGGTAAAGCAGTTTCACACAAGTGAAGTAAAAACGGCATATAAGAAACATATAGAAGCAATAATTTAATGGCATATATAGGCAAATCACCCCAAGTTGGGAACTATATCAAGCTAGATGCGATAACAACATCAAGCACCAACACCTATAATCTTCTAAATGGTGGGGTGGCATTTGTACCAGAATCAGCTTTACATATGTTGGTTTCTTTGAATGGTGTTATACAAGCACCCCTTACCGCCTTTTCAGTTTCTGGTTCTACAATCACATTCTTACCCTCAAGCGGTACTTTATCATCAAGCGACACAATAGATTTTATTGTTGTACTAGGAAACACGCTAGACATAGGAACACCAAGTGACAGCACAGTAACAAACGCAAAGACAAACTTTGTATCCACTTCATCAAGTGCAGGGTTACAAATAAAAGGCGATGGCACGACAGACGGAACATTACAGCTAAATTGTCGGGTAAATTCACATGGGGTTAAGTTGGCTTCACCCCCACATTCGGCAGGGCAGTCTTACACTTTAACGCTTCCTACAGGCAATCTAACCGCAGGGAACGTATTAAAGATAAATTCTATTAGTGGGTCTGGTACAACAGCCGTAGGGCAGTTAGAAGCACCTTCACAACTAACAATGCCAAATCAACCTGCTTTTTTGGTTCACGCTACAGCCAATACAAATTTTACAATAGATGACCCTGCACATACGACTACATGGGGTACAGAGATATTCGATCAAGGCAATAATTTTGCATCCAACACATTCACAGCACCAGTAACAGGAAAGTATATGCTTGGTTATAATATGTATTTTGCAAGTATACCAAGTGATTCTTCTTATTTTGAGGTGTATCTTATAACAAGTAATAGAACGTTTTATGATATCATATCCCCTGTATCTCATGACGCAACAATTCTTTATCATACAATGAATTTGTCTTTGCTTGTTGATATGGATGCAAGTGATACAGCTATAGTAAAATATCGTCAAGCAGGTGGAACACAACAAACAGACCTTTCTGTATCTTCTTTCTTTTCTGGATATTTAGCGTGTTAAAAAAAAGGATTAAAAAATGGCAAAACTTACACTAAAAATAGATGTTGATGACACTCAACAAGCTATATTGAATAATGATTTGGTTGATATAAACACATGGGTGCAAGACGCAATGACAGGCAAAATAAACAACTGTTGGAAAAGGATGCAACAGGAGTGGACTACAAAGCTAATGAATGATAGTTCTTTCACCGACCCAATACCAAGCAACCAAGCCGACTTTGTAAAGCTAATCACCGCTAGGTCAGATTATAAGACTAGAAAACAAAGAGATGCAGAAAACGCCATCGGAGAATAAAGATGCCTTTAACTAAAGTACAAAGCAGAGGAACAGAAAACGTAGGACAAGGTTCGTCTAATGTTGTTCACAATGGTGCAATGAACGTGGCACAGAGAGGCACTTCAAAAACAAGTTTTGGTGGAGGGAGTGCGTCTGGTTATTTTACTGTTGATAGATTTAAATTAGACCAAGATTCTGGTGGTGTTTTGACTATGACACAAGATAGTTCTGCGCCTAGTGGTTTTGCAAACAGCATGAAACTAGACTGCACTACAGCAGACACATCTGTTGCATCAGGTGAGTATCTTGTAATTAGTCATAGGATTGAAGGTCAAAATCTACAAGCCTTTGCCAAAGGAACATCAGATGCTAAACCATTTGCTGTATCATTTTATGTAAAAGGTAATGCTAGTGCTACTTACGTTTGTGAATTGTTTGATTCAGATAATAGTAGAAACGTTAGTAAATCTTTTACTGTGGGTACGGATTGGGAAAGAGTAGAATTAAATTTTCCTGCTGATACAACTGGTGCTTTTGATGATGACAATGCAGAGAGTTTAAATATGCAGATTTGGTTACATGCAGGAACAACTTGGTCAAGTGGTACACTATCAGAAACATGGACAAGTAATACCAATGCAAATAGAGCCGTAGGTATATCTTCCTTTTATGACAGTACAGACAGAACATTCTTCATCACAGGAGTTCAAATGGAAGTTGGCTCACAAGCATCAGATTTTCAGCACGAAGATATAGGAACAACCCTTGCTAAGTGTCAGAGGTATTTTCACAAAATAACATCCTTACTATATGGTGGATATGGAGCAGATAGTGCAGGTGATTACTCCACTATATGGTTTCCTACTGAACTAAGAGCAACCCCTACTATGACAGGAGTCAACTCAGGTAGTACCATGCAAAATGTTACTAAAGAATTTGCACAAGTCTATTATGTTGGTGGATACTCAGCATGGTCATCAGGTGCTACTGCATCTGCTGATTTATAAAGAGGTATTATAATGAATATAACAGAGGTAATTAAGGTTAAAAATATAGATGGTAGTGAAAATACAAACATTTTAAAAGCTACTATTAATGGTGTTGAACATTGGATTCCTAAAGAAAAGGACAACATAGAATACGCAGAAATACTAAAACAAGTAGAAGAAGGCAAACTTACGATAAAGGATGCTGACTAATGACCAAACAAGACATAAGTGCAATATTAATGGAACTAAGCGTTCTCAAAAACGATATGTATCACTTTAGACAGGACATGGAACGTAGGGTTTCCAGACTAGAAAGAATAGTCATTTCAATAACAGCCTTTTATGTATTAAGTTCATTTGGGGTAATATTTAACACTATTGTTCTGTGAAGTTCTTTATGGGGGGTTAGAAGATGTTTGACCCTATAAGTATCACAGCCAGTTTAAGTGTAGCCAGTACGGCTTTTCAAGGCATAAAAAAGGCATTTCACGCAGGTCGAGAACTTGAATCTATGTCGCAAGACCTATCAAGATGGATGGGTGCTGTTTCGGATATTGATAACGCTCACAAGTCAGCAAAAAACCCTTCATTGCTAAAAAAAGTAATGAATGGCAAAAGTATTGAACAAGAAGCCATCGAAGCATTTACCGCAAAAACCCAGTTAGAACAACAAAGAAATGATTTAAGGACGTTCATCCAATACAGTCACGGCCAGTCAAAATGGAACGAATTACTTAGGATGGAAGCGGATATAAGGCTCAGAAGGAAAAAGGAGATTTACGATAAACAAAAACTTAGGGAAAAGGTTATCACTATTGTTGCACTCATTGTCGTTCTTAGTGTTGGTATCGGTATACTTGGTCTTTTTATCTACTCCCTTATGGGACTCGACAGGGGATGGTTTGGATAAATGTATAAGGAAGCAAGGCGGTCAAGAAACATTTGAATGGTTATGTGTAGAAGGGGAAATAATATATTTAGCTAAATCCGACAACATAAAAAACTGTTATACTTGTTTTCTAAAGAAGTTTAGCGACTGGACATGGGAACAGGAAAAAAGAAAAGGGATTAGAGAAGACCCAAAGTATGTAACGTGTAGGAGATATAAAAGAGTTATGGCAAAGAACGGACAGCAAGTATGTTTATACAGGGGTGCAAACAATACCTATACGCTAGTGGTTGAGGGTCAATGTCCAGTAGAGTTTAATTGTCGGTATGACCCAAACGGAGAACCGCCTAACATAGATAGCGTTGTAGATTCACTAAATAAGAGTTTTAAAAAATGACACAAAAGAAACTAGAAAAAGATTCAAAATATAACGAAATGGACGCTAACAAAGATGGTGTTATTTCCGATATTGAAATAGATAGTTGGCAACAAGCCGAAGAAGTCAAAAGAATAAACAGAAAACAAAAACACCAGAGAAACATGGCGTGGGTGGCTTTAGGGTCAATGTTGGTCTTCACAGTAATAATGTTCACCCCCTTAATACCAGACTCACGAATAAAACTACTCACAGACCTATCAAACCTATTTTATCTGGCACAAGCAGGGATAGTTGGTGCTTTCATGGGGTTTTCGGTCTTAGATAGAACAGGGGGTAAAAAATGATAACATTATTGGGTAGCCTTCTAGGATTTGGCACAAGCTTTCTACCAGAAGTTCTAAATTATTTCAAAAGAGGACAAGAGCAAAAGCACGAATTGCAAAGAATGAAAATGGAAATAGAACTCATGGCTAAAAGGTCAGAGTTCAAAATTCAAGAACTGGACAAAGAAGCTGAAATAAAAGAAGCAGAGGGGTTATATAAACATGATAGCGTGGATGCAGGGGGTTTTATCAACGCATTACGAGGAAGTGTACGCCCTATTATCACTTATGCTTTTTTTGGCTTATTCGTTGCCATCAAAGTGACCGCCCTAATTAGCCTTATGAACCTACCAGAAATGCAACTAAACATGGCTCTTAGTATGATTTGGGATGACCAGACCGCAGGTTTATTTTCAGCTATTATGGCGTTTTGGTTTGGAAATAGGGCAGTTAGCAAGTATTATAAAGCAAAAGGGTGAACATTGAACACAGAAGCAATAATAACCCATATATGCGTAGCTTTTGTTGGAGTGGTGTTAATATATTTTTTTATATTTTAAGAAAGGGTAAATAATGGCTTTCACATTATCACAAAGAAGTCTAGGGCGATTAGACGGAGTAAAGAACCAATTACATTCTGTAGTCACTACAGCCATAGGACTGACTAATTGCGATTTCGGAGTCACCTGTGGACTAAGAAATATTCAAGAACAAGAGGAATTAGTGGCTAGAGGTGCTTCACAAACAATGAACAGCAAACACCTTACAGGGGATGCGGTGGACGTTGTTGCGTATATTGGCTCAAGAATTTCTTGGGAACTTAATTTATATGATGAAATAGCCGATGCGTTCAAAGAAGCATCAATAAAGGAGGGTGTTCCGATAAAATGGGGTGGTGCTTGGAGTGTGCCAGACTTACGAGATTGGGAAGGTACAGCCGAAGAAGCAAGGGAATCTTACATAGACCTAAGAAAAAGTCAGAAAAGGAAATATTTTTTAGACTGTCCCCATTTTGAATTGAGTACTTAACAGCATGAAAAAACAAATATATATGAAGCTTTATGACTTCTTTTCAAAGATAGCGAGTTATTTTCTTAGAAAATCATTGAACCAAAAAACCAAAGGGGGGTATCATGGCACTAACACCAAAACAAAAAAAACTACCAAAAGGACTTCAACAAGCGATTCTAAAAAGTCAAAAAAAGGGTAAAAAGAAGAAAGGAAAAAAGTAATGCCATATCACTACGGAAAAGGGTCACATTCATCACCCATGAAAAAGAAAAAGAAAAAAACCAAAAAGATGAAAAGGAAAAAGCGTTAAATGGTTTTAGTCAAATCAATAAAGAAGTTCACTAAGGATTTAACACCTAGACAGCGTAAAACCATGAATAACCACGCACGACATCATTCTATAAAACATATGAAAGAAATGGCTAAAGACTTGAAAGCAGGAAAGACGTTTGCTCAAGCACACACAAGGGCAATGCGGAAAGTCGGAAAATGAATGGGTTTACAACCACAGCTACTATTTCTGAACTCATAGACAAAAGACCCATAGGACGTAAAAGAAAACGCACTAGAAAGAATAAAATGCCCTTCAAAGGCAATTTAAAGGCTGTACAGCGTCTATTACCAATAAAAAGGGTAAAGTAGCAGGGAAATAGTTAAGACCGCACAGGGACGTTTATTTCAATAATCTCTTTTATCTGGTCTAAACATTCAGTAACCCCACCCTTGACAATAAAATGAGGTGTATCCATAGCTTTTGATTGTACCGCCCAAAGCTTTTGAGCATCAGATAGCCTACCTTTTTCATTCTTCAACTCAATATAAAGAATACGGCCTTCTGGATATTCTACAATAATATCAGGACAACCAGACTTCAAACCCATCTTTTTCAGCTTTAAATGATATCCAATAGACTTCTGGCCTTCATTCGGAACATGGAAGTGCCGAAAATGGTAGTATTTGCAAAGGTAATTTAGGTAATCATTACAGGCTATTTGTATGTCTGATTCTTTTGTCATGGGGGTAAGTTCTAAATTCTAATGAGATTTGACCCATCTAAGTTATAAAATTTACCCCCAAGCTATACAAACGAATTGGAGTTCACTTTGTATATTCCGCTTATTTAGGAGGAATATCATAAAAATACCAAAAAAAACACCAAATCACAATATTTTTTCATTTTTGTTGTTGACATTTAATAACCTAGCTTATATTCTAGGTTTATAGACGTTAATAATAATAATAAATTGGAGTTCAAATTGAGAAAAATAATTCAAGATGCAAAAAAGATAGATGCTTTATTTCTATATTTTCAAACTGTTGTTTCTACTATGAAGATAGAGGGCAAAGGGTGGTATGGCAATAATGTCCTTTTGTCAGAGAGTTCTGAAATAACATCTGAAAATTTTACTGATAAATTCATTCTTAGATTAGCAAAAGAAAGACTTGAGGATTACAACGAGCAAGGTCACTCAAGAAATACAAAAGATGCTGATTGGAGAAAGCAAACCAACCAAATGAGAAAATTTATAAACAAATATACTTGACAATGAATAACCTAGAATTTATACTAGGTTTATTAATACTAATAATAATAATAGATTGGAGTTCAAAATGAAAATACAACTAAACAAATTGACAGACCCAGAAACTGTAATCACTTGTGGTAATGGGTTAATTACACCAATAGCTAACCTTAAAAAAGTATGGTTTAAATTAGATAGCAACAGTAATGATTGTTGGGAAATCTATAGCACTAACAGTTCTGAAGCTAACTTTGGATATACCATTAGAACAGTTTCAGAAAATGAAAAACGATATGAAAGGGTAAATCCTACCACTTTAGTTTGGGTTGAGTAATGATAAAACTCACACCAATCAGCATTGAAGACGTAACTGAAAATTTATATCACGATTATTGGATGGATTGTACGGATGATGGGGAAACCCCTCTTCAGAAAAGCGAATGGTTAAAGCTTGAGGGAGTAAAGCAAAACATCACACACGTTCATGATTTATTCACTAAAATAAGGGAGCAGAAATAATGAGAAAGCATTTAAACAATATCGTATGGATTGAAAACAAAGCCCACTTATCTAATGAGTGGGCAGATAGGGAATTTGTTTTAGGGCATCAAGAAGAAGGATGGTTTGTTTTCTGTAACATGAGTGGGGAAGTTCTTAGCTTTGAAGATGACCAAGAAGATTTTAGTTCTCTTGAAACGCTAAATGATTGCCTTAACAAGCTTAATCAAAACAACAGGGTCTTTATTCAAAGGGATAAAGAGATGGCTAGACCTATTCAAAACTATCCTTTCTCTGAACAATGTGGGGGGTACTAATGATAGATAAACCAACAAAAATTGGAAACTCAGAACTCTACACAGCTAGGGTTCTGAACATGGGGGTGGCTAAATACTATAGTCTGGTTAAGGAATATTCACAAATTCTTACTCAAGCTAGGGAAGCCAAAAAACAAGACCTAGAAAAGCATGGTGAACAGGCCGAACTTAGTCTTATCTATGGGGTCAGAAAAGAACTAAATCAGTTGGTTCTACAAAAGCTAATGAAAGAAAAAATAATAAAATTTGGAGCAGATAAAAGATGACTAAAATTGAAGAAATAATAAAGCAGTTAGAAGCCTTAATTGAAATTGAACAAGATAGTGTAGCTGATTATAAAGAGATGCTTTTAAGAAATAATAGTGATGAAGACCAACTTATTAACTTCACAAGCTTTGCCTTACAAATAAAAGTAGCAACCGCACAAATCAAAGCATGGAAAAGAGCAATATTTTTTGTTCGTAAAATTAGTGAGGAGCAAGGCTAATGAATAAATTTTTAGAAATAGCATTTGATGGCGTGTTTTTGTTTATAATTTTTTATAATGGCTACTGGTTGTTAAAACATTTCACATAGACATAACCCAAAAACTAATATAGGTTTTAAATTGAATTGGAGTTCAAATGAAAAAATCAAAACTAATTTTCACTTTATTGTCAGTAGCTATTGTTAGCGGTTGTTCAACCATGCCAATAGTTGACTCTAGAGGAAAATCGTCAGCCAACATTAAGGGTGACATGAACCGCTTTCACGATGATTATTATACCTGTAAAAGCTTAGTACAAGACCAGACCAGTTACGTTTGGGATAAGAGCAAAGCAGTCTATAATGGTCTAAGGTGGAGAGTGCTATGGCTTTCACCTAAAGCAAATACCAGAAAGGATTTTGTTAATAGGTGTTTAGAGGGTCGTGGCTATAATGTAATCAATAAATAATAAGGATTAAATAAATGATAATAGATAAAATATTTGATAATACGAAAGATGGAGTTCCTAATTACTCTATCGACTTGATAGATGGCACTAGGCTTTATTACAGGGGAACAGTTATGAACCCCATGCCACAATCTGGTGATGCTATTAACTACACAGTCATAAATACAAAGACTTCAGCTAATGGCAACCCATATACCAATATTAAGGACGTTGAGATAGCATCAATGCCAAATGACCAACAGGCGTCCTATCAACCTCCACAAGCACCGCAATATACGCCCACACAACCGCCACAACCGATGCCACAGGCTAATAATACCTTTACACCTAAAGCACCTTCTAACGGCTTTAATAAGACCGATACACAGCGTCTTGATATATTCGTAACTGGTGTTGTTGGTAGGTCTATGGGGTCTGGTCACTTCTCAGTAAACGATATTGAGGAACTTACTAAAAATGCGGTTAAGGCGTTCAATGAAAACCTTAAAAAACTATAAGAAGCTTTTCAGCGACTTTTGGGGGTATCACGAAAACGATATCCCCTTATGTTGGAATTGTCATAAAGAAGTGGCGGTTGATATACACCACTTGATTCCGAAAGGCATGGGTGGAGTCAAAAACAACAGGCTCAACAGAATTGATAACCTTTATGCCTTGTGTCGCAAATGCCATACTTTAGGACATTCCGATAAGGAACTAAACGAGCAATGGAAAAAAGATTTATTAGAGCGAATTGAATGGAAAAAAGGAAACCCAGATGGTTGGTGAAAAGTTATGTAAAGAGGTGGTTAGCATCGTTGAAAGTCGTGGCTTGGATTATGGCGATATCAAAACGAACCATGAGGAAATAGCTAAAGGGTGGTCAGTCATTCTTGGAATAGAGGTAAAACCGCATCAAGTGGCTTTGTGTAACGATTGGCAAAAGACAGTTAGGCTAAAGGCTAATCCCAAGCACCATGATAGTTATAAAGACAAAATAGGGTACATGATAACCTATTCGGAGTGCATCAAATGACCGATATTTATTCACTACAATTTGACCCCCATAAAATTTCTCATCAACAGGAAGAATTAGGGATGATATTTGCGGATTTAGATACCGCTTGTGAACTAATGAAAAAAGAGGAAAAAATGATTGTTGCGGAACTAACACTTCAGTTTTCCAGACAAAAAATGTATAAGAATATGAAAGAGTTAGATGGTTTAATATACAACCATGACAAGTTTAGGGATTTTACTAATAGATATAGTGAAACCTTAAAGAAAAGGAATAGAGCCAAGATAAGGTTCGAATCCTTCAAAGCGTTTAGAGATGACCTAAGAACTAAGGTGGTCAATGAACGAGAACTGGCGAAACACAACTTATAGAAAGGAGTTTGAAATGCCAAAATCACAAAAGGAAAACATCCTAGAGTACCTTCACATAGGTAACAAAATAACCCCATTGGAAGCTTTATATCAATTTGGTTCTTTTAGATTGAGTGCCATCATCTTTGAATTAAGGCAAGAGGGTTACAACATAATCACTCATAACAAATCAGTCGATGGCAAAACCTTTGCTGAATATGAACTTGTGAAGGGTCAAAACAATGGTTGATTATGATAATTCAAAAAGTTTCCTTGAGTGGGAAATGGACAAAGCTATAGACCAAAGAAAAGAACACGCTTTAGCCAAGCACTCAAGTGAAATAAGGGTAATGGATAGGCTTATAAATGCTATTGATGAATACTTAATTCGATTTGGCAGGGAAAGTAATGTTTATGATTTATGCTTTGATTTGAAAAAACAAATTGAAGAAAACAAAAAGCACACTCAAGAATACATGGATAAGATATGAGAGAGCATTTTGAAAAATTTGATTTGTTGCCTTTATCTTTTAGTCACCTCAATGAGTTCGCTTTTTACAGGGAACGATGGGCGTTAAAAAGAATATTTGGCTATGATTTCCCTACAAGTGCGTCTGGTATTAGGGGTCAGTCTGTGGAGTCTGGTATCAATATGTTTCTAAATGGAATACCTTTAGAAGAAGCTAAAGAAAAAATGTTAGCGGAATATGATACTAATTGCTCAAGGATAAATGACCCTAAAGTAGACGATGAACGAAATAACTTATTGCCACTTTTAAATCTAGGTACTAAGGAGTTTCAGAAATACGCTTACTCATGGAATCTATTGACCTACCAGAAGAAGGTAGAATTAGAAATAGATACCATACCCTTTGTGGGTTACACCGACTTTCATTTTGAAGATAAGAAGACCAAAGAGGATTTTTATATCGACTTGAAAACGTCTAAAAGCCTACCCCAGAGAGTTAGTATTTCCCATGCCATGCAACAGTCTATCTATCAGAAAGCAACTAATGCTACGCAACATCTATGGTATCTGAAGAACCCTACTAAGACAAAAGATGCTGAATTTATTGCTATGTCTTTAGATGATTATGGTGAGCCTATGCGGATATGTAAGCATATTCTAAAGGTGATGGGTAATTACTTAAAAACTGTTGATAACCCAGATGACGTTAGAAACTCTCTAGTGCCTAATCCAGACAACTGGATATGGAAAGAACCTACTGTTCTTCAAGCTAGAAAGGACGTTTGGGGGTATTAAACCAAAAAACCCCTTTAGGTTTCGACTTAGAGGGGTTACAATAAACTAAGATTGGAGTTCTAAAATGATTATACACGAAAATTCAAAACCAACGCAGAAAATGAAAGCGTGGTATCTTTTTACAGAAGACTTTGTTGCAGGTACTCAACACCTTACAAATGAGGAAGTAGGAATATACATAAGGCTTTTATGTTTTAACTGGAATAAACGCTGTGCAGGTATACCAAATGATGCAAATACACAGTACAGAATAGCTAACTGTTTTACAGATAATGAGAAAAAAAGCTGTGATAATGTTCTAAAAGAGTTTTTTGTTCTAGTGAACGATAATTACCAGAACGAAAGACAACTACAAGAATATCTCTATATTTCAAGGCGTATGGAAGCATCTAAGGAAAATGGTAAGTTAGGTGGTAGACCAAAAAAACCTAGCACCGAACCTAGCGATAACCTAGATAAAACCCCCCTAACCCCTACCCCTACCACTACCCCTAGACAAACCAAAGTAAGTTACGCTCCCTCTTTTTTAAAATTTTGGGAAAAGGTAGCGAATAAAGTATCTAAGGGAACAGCCGAAAAGAATTACATGAAGTTAGAAAAGGAATGGATAGAAAAGCCAGAAGAACTAGCGGAGATGTATAACAAGTACTACAAGTCGGTGGAAGATAAACAATTTGCTAAACAACCTGCTTTTTGGTTATCGGCTAAAAAATATGAGGATGAACAACCTAAAGCACAAAGCACAGAAAAGGTTGATTTGTACCCCCTTAGACTCAAAGACTACAAAAAGGTTGTAGAGGAAAAAAGGTCTAGAAATTACGTTTCTCAACAAGCTTTAAAAAATATTGAGGAAGTGCAGAGAGCTATAAAAGATGGAGAGTTCTCCAAAGAACAAGCCGAAACATATTTAGATTTGAGAGGATGGTTATAATGAAAATAAATAGCATAGCAATAGATAAGCTTATTCCTTACCACAACAACCCTAGAAAAGACCAAGCTGTAGACAAGGTGGCAAGTTCTATAAACGAATATGGTTTTCAACAACCTATAGTTGTAGATAAAAATATGGTGGTTGTAGTAGGCCACACAAGGCTTATGGGTGCTAAAAAACTAGGTTTAAAAAGAGTCCCTACTGTCATAGCCGATTTATCAGAGACCCAAGCTAAAGCCTATAGAATAGCGGACAATAGAATAAATGAGGATAGCACTTGGGATATGGAGTTGCTCAACCTAGAAATAGCAGGTCTATCAGAGGTGGACTTTGATTTAGAGTTATTGGGGTTTGATTCATCAGAGTTAGATAAATTGTTAGTAAATGATGAGGAATATTTAACTGATGAAGATGAAGTTCCAGAACTTCCCAAAGAACCTAAATCAAAACTTGGTGATGTTTATCAATTAGGCGAACACAGGCTAATGTGTGGAAGTAGCACTAAATTAGATGATTTTGATAAACTTTGTAAAGACAAAGCAGATTTAATATTCACCGACCCACCTTATGGTATGGAGTATGGCGGTGGTAGAGCAGAGGGTTCAACTCCCAAAGGTGCAAGAGTTAAAGCTCACGGCATGATAAAAAACGATGATTTAAAAGGAGAAGATTTAATTAATTTAGTCCAAGAAGCTTTAACGACTACTTACACAAAAGCTAAAAAAGGATGTTCTGCTTATATATGTTTTACTTGGAGAACTTATGCGGAATTTGAGAAAGCCGTTAACACTTCTGGATTTAATATAAAAAATTGTATCGTCTGGAATAAAAAATCTATAGGTTTAGGAAATAGCCATTATAGACCTCAACACGAGTTTGTATTTTATTGTGGAGAGCAATGGTATGGAGATAAATCCCAATCAGATGTCTGGGAGATGTCAAGAGGGGACACTTCGAAATATGTTCACCCAACACAGAAACCCATAGAGTTAATTGAAAAAGCAATAAAAAACTCAAGTAAACAAGATGATTTGGTTATAGATTGTTTTGGTGGCTCTGGCTCTACACTAATAGCTTGTGAAAAAACAAAAAGAAAATGTTGTATGATGGAACTAGACCCTAAATATGTAGATGTGATTATTCAGAGGTGGGAAAACTTTACTGGCAAAAAAGCGAAAAAGATATGTTAGAGATAATTACATACACTATGTATCTCATAACCATCACAGATATAGAAACCGCTAACGTAGAAGTTCACCGCCTTGTTTTTGATAACCATGCGGAGTGTGTAGCGTTAGCCACAGCCATCAACCAAGTTCGTGACCCTATTTCTACAAAAAAGAATTGTAGAAGTGTCATTAACTATTATTGGGATTTACCATAATGGAAAAAGATTACGAAAAAATATTTGCACTAAAGCCTATAGTTCCAGATACAGGTCAAAGGAATACAAGAGTTTTTAAAAAGAAAACAGTAGAGATTATGAAAAAACTTGCCAACAAACAAAGAAAAGAAAATAAGAAAAAACTTTAAAAACTTATAATTTATTGTTAAATATTATTCGTGGCATTAGTCGACATAGTTAAGGACTGTTCTCAGTCGCAGTACTGGTGATTAGTGGTTGAACCTTGAGAAGCTGTGCCACACCACCTAACTATGGGGTATAAATAGGATGGCACGACCAAAGAAGTATAACATAGATACAAAACAGCTACAAAAACTAGCGTCATTTGGTTGTACTAATATAGAAATGGCAGACTTTTTTGGTTGCTCTCCAGACCTTTTAGAGAAGAGTTATTCGGAATTTCTCAGAAAAGGGAGGTCTCAGATGAAGATGAGGTTAAGACAACTTCAATGGAAGTCCGCTGAAAATGGCAATGTAACCATGCAGATATTCTTAGGAAAGAATATTTTAGGTCAGCAAGATAAGATAGAGACAAGTGAATTAGATGAACCGCTAGTGTGGTCAGCGGATTAATGCCACTTACAGCACCACAAAAGAAAGTTATTAAAGATGACTCACGATTTAGAGTTCTTATTACAGGGCGTAGGTTCGGAAAAACATATTTAGCCATAAACGAATTAGCTAAGTTTGCTAGTCAACCTAAAAAAAAGGTTTGGTATGTTGCACCCAGTTATAGACAGGCAAAGGCTATATGTTGGAGTGTTCTCAAAGAAAAGATGATTAATCACAAATGGGTAAAGAATATAAACCATAGTGACTTGACCTTAACTTTAAAAAACAACTCAACCATAACTTTAAGGGGTTCAGATAATGAGCAGAGCCTTAGAGGTGTTGGTTTAGACTTTTTGTGCATAGATGAGTTTGCTGACGTTAATAAAGAGGCTTGGTACGAGGTGCTTAGACCGACGTTGTCAGATACAAAAGGTCATGCGTTATTCTGTGGAAGTCCAAGAGGGTTTGGAAACTGGTCGTATGAGTTATTCAAGCAGGGGGAAACAAATAACGATTGGTCATCATTCAAATATACAACTTTAGAAGGCGGTCAAGTATCCGATGATGAAATAGAACAGGCAAAACAAGACCTAGACCTTAGAACCTTTCAGCAAGAATATGAAGCGACTTTTGTTAACTATTCTGGAATGATTTACTACAACTTCAGTAGAGATAAAAACATAGTGGAGCAATACAAGAAGAATAGTGGCATATTGCACATCGGTTTAGACTTCAACGTAGACCCCATGAGTGCGGTTGTATGCGTTATAGAAAATGATAGAATTTATATGATAGATGAGATACAAATATATAGCAGTAATACGAATGAAATGTGTGATGAAATCAAAACCAGATACAAAGGAAAGCAAATAGTGGTTTATCCAGACCCATCAGCTAGACAAAGAAAAACGTCCGCAGGTGGAATAACTGACTTAGCTATATTGAAAAATAATGGATTTGATGTAAGATGTAAGAATACAGCACCTTTAGTTAGGGATAGGATTAACGCAGTAAATTCTAAGTTAAAGAACGTAAATGGTAAAATAAGTTTGTTTATTGTTAAGTCCTGTAAAAATGCAATCAAAAGCATAGAACGACAGATTTACAAGGAAGGTACGCATATTCCAGACAAAGATAGTGGGTATGACCATATGAATGATGCTCTAGGGTACTTAGTAGAGTATAATTTTCCACTAAAAAGGAATTTCGCACCAAGCCAACCTAAAAGGTGGAGTTAATGGATAGGGAAACACTTACAAGCAAACACGACTTATGGAACGCTAATATATCTAATTGGGAGTTCTATATTCGTAGTTATCTAGGCGGTAATGATTACAAAAACGGCTATTACCTTCACCGCTATGTTTTAGAGTCACCAGAAGAATATGACGCTAGAATAAGACATACACCTGTTGATAACCATTGTAAGAATGTCGTTCAGATATACACAAGCTTTTTATGGCGTGTTCCCCCAACAAGAAATTATGGGTCGTTAGATGGTGACGAACAATTAAGTTCATTCCTGATGGACGCTGACTTAGATGGTCGCTCATTCAACACAGTTATGCGTGAAGTGCAAATGAACGCTAGTATTTATGGAAATTGTTGGGTGATAGTCGATAAGCCACAGTCAAACGCTAACACCAGAGCAGAAGAACTAGCACAGGATATCAGACCTTATATCAGTATTTACACCCCAGAAAATGTTGTGAACTGGAACTACAGGCGTTCACCAAGTGGCAGGTTCTATCTTGACATGCTGATGGTGGTAGAGGATATAAACGCAGATAGAGCAATTATCAAAGTATTTACAGAAGAAACTATAAGCACCTATGAAGTCGAGGAGTACCAAGAAGAATACACAGAAGGGGATGCAAGGCTTATAGAGGAAATACCTAACCCATTGGGGAAAATACCTGCTGTTAATGTGTATAATCTAAGGGGTGCTAAAAGACCAATAGGAATTAGTGACCTTGCTGATGTAGCTTATTTGCAACAGTCAATCTATAACGACTATTCGGAGAAAGAACAGCTAATCAGACTAGCAAACCACCCAAGCCTTGTAAAAACACCTAATGTAGAAGCTAGTGCAGGTGCAGGGTCTATAATAGAAATACCAGAAGACCTAGAAGCAAGTCTAAAACCTTACATAATACAGCCAAGCGGTCAGAACCTAGATGGAATAATGAAGTGTATTCAAAACAAGGTAGACGCTATTGATAGAATAACGCACATGGGTTCAGTAAGGGCAACAGGTACACAAATAGCTAGTGGTATTGCTCTACAAACAGAATTTCAGTTATTAAACGCACGATTATCTGAGAAAGCCGATTATCTTGAGAACGCAGAAGAACAAATATGGGGTTTGTTTGCTATGTGGCAAGATAAACAGTTTGATGGTTCGGTAAACTATCCAGATACCTTTGATATAAGAGATTGGGCGAATGACCTTCAATACTTACAGATGGCTAAAGCTAGTGGTATAAAGTCCGAAACATTTAACAAGGAACTTGACAAGCAGATAGCACAAGCAGTTATTGACGATAGTGAAATGATACAAACAATAAATGAAGAAATAGACGCTACCAGAGCCGTAAGAGGGCAGTTCCAAACAACAGAAGTAGAAGGACAGACAGTTGAAGAAGAAGCGTAAACGTAGGCAAGTACCCAAAGACAAAAGAACTGGTATTCCTAAAAAATATCTATCTGGTCTTAAAGGTGCAAAAAGAAGTGCTAGAGCGAGTTTATTGAAACAAGTAAGTGCTTTATATAAAGCAGGTGCAAGAATACCACGCTCGTTACTACAGAGAAGGAACAGGGCATAATGGCAGTAAGAAGGAAACCTTTATCAGCTAAGACACTAGCAACGCTCAGAGCAAAAGCAAAGAAATCAAAATTATTCAATTTAACAGATTTAAAAGCTAGTTTTCGTAGGGGTCAAGGTGCGTTTCTTGGTGCAGGGTCAAGACCCAGAATACCCATGAACGCTTGGGCGATGGCTAGAGTAAACAAGCTAATTAGCAGGGGTCGGTCTGGGACATTCGACAAAGATATTATCAGAAGAGCCACAAAAAGAAAAAGAAAGTAAATGGCAAAGTATAGAGGTAAAGACGTAAAACTGAATAAGCCTTTTAGATTATCTACTGCGGAATCTAAGCGAAAGAAGTTTGGTGTTTATGTGAAAAACAAATCTACAGGCAATATTAAAAAAGTTACATTCGGTGCTAGGGGTATGACCATAAAGAAAAACATCCCTGCAAGACAGAAATCATTCTTGGCTAGGATGGGTGGGGTACTCAAGGAAGTAAAAGGACAAAAGACGCTTTCCCCTGCTTACTGGTCAATCAGAGCTTGGAAAAAAGACTTCCCCCTATAATGTCAAAGATATTAGATAAATTAGCTGACCAACACGAACAGCGTATTATTGATGTACTCTATAGGCTAGAAGAAGACGTTATTAGAGAAGTCACGAGAGCTACAGGCGGTAAGCTTGTTTCACAAAGACTAGCGATACAACTACAACCTGCTATCAGAAACCTAGTGGAAACCACATTTCTAGACGAAGCCGATACCATAATAAACGAAGAATATAACAAGATTGCAAAAGAGGTCTTAGACACATTTGGAGAAATGCCTATACCTAAAAAATTCAAAAGCCTAACCGAAGTAGACCTTACAACATTGAACGCTCTCAAAACTCAGTCTTTTAGTGGCTTTGAAGATATAGCAGAGAGATTTCTAAAGGTGATTAATGATGAGGTTTACCAAAGCACCATAGCAGGTAGACCATTTGATGACATGGTTGCTAATATTCGTTCCCATATCAACGGAGTGTATAAACAGTCTAATGTTGCAGAAATAAATGAACTGGTAGATTTTATAAACGAAAACAAATTTGATAGTGCTAAGAAAGCAGAGATAGAAGAAGCGGTTAGAAAGCTACATACACAATATGCTAGTGATAGGGCAGGGAATAATCTTAGACGCTATGCAAGTCAGATAGCACATGATTCAGTAATGCAGTTTCACGGACAGTTTACAGTTGCTAAAGCTAAAGACGCAGGGTTGACCCATTATAGGTACACAGGCACTTTAGTAAGAGATAGTAGACCTTTCTGTAGAGATATGTTAAATAAAACATTAACCGAAAAAGAAATTCGGGATACTTGGAATAATCAAGGGTGGCAAGGCAAGTCCACAGGTGACCCATTTATAGTTAGAGGTGGTTATCGTTGTCGACACACTTGGATTCCAACAAACCCAGAGTGGGATATATAGGAGATTTAAATGGCTGAAGAGAACCAAGTAGAACAGACTGCTGAAACAAAAGAAGAAGAAAAACCACAAGTGCAAGAAACACCAACAGGACAAACATTCACTGTAGATGAAATGAATGAAATCGTTAAAAATAGATTAGCCAAAGAAAGAGGTATTTGGTATAAAAAGCTTGGTGTTGATGACTTTGATGTTGCCGTACAAGCTGTAAAGACGCAGAAGGATGCAGAGGAAAAGCAACGTATTCAAAAGGGTGAGTTTGAAGAAATATTGAAAACAAGAACCCAAGAGTTCAATAAAGAAAAGCAGAATTTAGAAAGTCAGCTTAGAGATATTAAGATAAATAAGTCGTTATTATCTTCAGCGTCCAAGAATAAAGCTATCAATCCAGACCAAGTAGTTGAGTTGTTAAAAACGAATATTCAACTAAACGAGAGTGGTAATGTGGAAATTCTTGATAAAAACGGAATAGCGAGATACAATAAGGTGGGTGAGCTTTTGACCACAGACGAATTGGTGCAAGAGTTTCTTACACAAAACCCTCACTTTGTTAGTGCTACCCCAAGTGGTTCTGGCTCTGTGTCAAATGTGGATAGGCAAGAACTCAGTAAGCCTTTAAATTTGAGTGAATTAAATTTTAATAATCCAGAGGACAGGAAAAGGTATGCCGAATATAAAAGGCAAAGAGATTCCAAACCAAGAATTATTAATTCAAACCCTTAATTTGTTTTATTTAAAGGAGTAAACAATGGCAAATGAAACAACCAGTAGTACCATTTCTGAACTCTATACAGAAATCGTAGCCGAAGCATTGTTCGTAGCAAGTGAACAGTCAATAATGAGAAACCTAGTCAGAAACTACACTATTGCAGGTGGTGGTAAGTCTGTTGAAGTACCAGTTTACGCAACAGTATCAGCGAGTGCAGTTAGTGAAGCATCTGACTTATCAAACACAGCCGTAAACCCAACATCTGTTACAATAACAGCTAGTGAAGTCGGTATTATGACCACATTGACCGATTTAGCAAGAAACTCAGCGTCAAGAAATGTTGCAGGTGACATTGGTAGATTATTCGGTGAAGCTATTGCAAGAAAAGTGGATGCAGACCTATCAGCATTATTCACAGGCTTTTCAACAGAAAAAGCAGGTGGAGCAGGTCAAGAACTCACAGTTCAAGATATCTTTGAAGCAAGTGCAGAACTAAGAACAGCAAACGCACCTGCACCATATTACGGAGTTTTCCACCCAAAGCAGATATTCAACGTCAAGAAGTCTTTGACCAACACATTTGTGGGTAGAGATACCGACTTGTCAAACGAAGCTATGCGAAGTGGTTTTGTAGGAACTATTGCAGGGGTTCAAATCTTTGAATCTTCAAATATTTCTGTAGATGGTTCTGATGACTCTATCGGTGGTGTATTCTCTCAAGACGCTCTTGCTTTAGCAATGATGCAAGACCTAAAGCTTGAAACTCAAAGAGATGCTTCATTAAGAGCAGATGAAATTGTTGCTACTGCCGTTTATGGAGTTAGTGAAATCCATGATAGTTATGGAGTTAAGTTGACTGCCGACACACTAGCTACATAAAAACTATGGGGGTGGGAAACTACCCCCTTTTTTTAAGGGATTATGACAATGGAAATGGTAAAGCTTGTTAAAGGCGATAGGGTAATAGAAAGACCTAAAGTTGATTACGAGAACAATATAAACATTTGGGGTTTAAGAGGTTGGACGCTTGACGAAGGAAAAGCCAAGCCAGCACCTAAAGTTGAACCAAAAGTAGAAGCACCAAAGCCTAAGAGAACAACAAAGAAAGCTGAATAATGGCTACAA